TTAGAATTTGTTGACTCTGTAAATTTCTCCGAAGATACTGAAATTACCTCCAATGGTGTCACAGTAGTGATAGATCCCAAATCCTTGGTGTATATGCAGGGACTGGTGGTTGATTATGTTCGGAATGGACTCAATGAAGGATTTGAGTTTAGGAATCCCAACGAGCGTGATCGTTGTGGTTGCGGCAGTAGCTTTCGTATTTAACAGCCTAATAAAAGGTAAAAGTTGTTGCTGACTAATGTAGCAGAACATAATAAACTACATGCCAAATCTGAGAGTATTGTCTTTGCCCTAGTAAAACAGGGGTTGGTGATGTTTAATAAAGCAACTGCACGATATGAATTGATCAGCTAAGGTAAAAGTTTTAGAGTATAATAACAACTAAATAATAGCATATAACGTGAGGGCGTTATACGTTAGCAATGGGGGCGATTAATGATTGAAATGATCGATAGGATATTTGGAGATACTCTCTGGATATACACAGCAATACTAGGATCACTTCTTGGAGCGGCATTCTTAGCTTATTTTAAAGACACTAGAGCAGGCTTATGGTGCTATGCTAAGTTTGATCAACTATTAGATTTCTTAAGAGATCGATACAGTTTGACTTGGTTTGACCAACCTGAAGATGCGTGGCGTCAAAAATATCCTCATGTTACTAAAAAGATCGACGAGCTCGAAGCACGTCTTAACAAACTCGAGGAAAAGAAATAATGGCTGAGAAGAAAATAATTACAATAGACAGTGAAGTTGCAACCACTATGGATGCAAACGGTGATGGACATATTACCAAAGCTGAAGCAGCAATGGATCTAGAGTTTAAACGCAAGCGTTTAGAAGATCAAGATGCTATGCGTGATGCACAGCGTAACATGGCATGGTTTGCATTATTTGGTATGTTACTATACCCGTTTGCAGTTGTAGGTGCAGTATTCATGGGTCTCAACGAAGCAGCAACTACACTAGGCGGAATGGCACCTACTTACTTTGTATCTGTTGCGGCAATTGTAGCAGCGTTCTATGCTAAAGAAGCAATGACAAACAAGTAATCATTACTAACTAAATGTAATAGTCCGTACGATAAGTAATTGCATGGACTATTACAAACTTTTAGGTGTTGCTCGCAACGCTACTCCAGAAGAAATAAAAAAAGCATATCGCAAACTTGCGATGCAGCACCATCCTGATCGCAATGGCGGTGATGATACTAAGTTCAAACAAATTCAAGAAGCGTATGCTACACTAAGTGATCTGCAAAAACGTTCAGAATACGACAATCCTCAACCTAAATTTAATAATAGTCGAGGATTTAATGCTGGAGGTAATACAGGTTCGTTTGAAGATTTGTTCCGTCAATATAGCACAAATCCTGGGTTTGGTGGCCAACAGAGTAGACAACCCCGCAATAGAGATGTTACAATAGAATATAGACTGACATTTGAAGAATTGTTTACTGGAAAAGCTGTTAACATACAATATAGACTTCCTAGCGGAAAAACAGAAATACTAGATGCTGCTGTTCCGCCAGGCGTGAAACAAAATGATAGTGTTCGATTTGGTGGTATGGGAGATGATAGTTTCCCGCAAGTGCCAAGAGGAAACTTAGTTCTTAATATTAAAGTTCAACCTCATCCAACGTGGACTAGAGATAATGATAATATTATTACAACAGAAAACATTTCTGTATTTGATTTAATGTTAGGAACTAACATAGAAATATCAACCCCTGCAAATAAGCATTTTAGTTTAACTATACCAAAAGGAACTAAGCCCGGAACAGTCTTTAGTATATCAGGACAAGGTGTGCCTAATGTAAATACAAGAAGGCCAGGTAATGCACATATCAAAGTTGAAGCAGACATTCCAAAAATAAAAGACGAAGAAATATTACAAAGACTAAAGGATATAAAAGATGAAATTAATAAGCTCTCCTAATGATTTTTTAAACAAGGCTGTAAAACCTTTTGAATTTGAAACAATGGATGCTAAACAAATTGCCGGAGAGATGTGTCAAATAATGATGGCAAAGAATGGCCTCGGGCTTGCTGCTAATCAAGTTGGATTAGATGCACAGATTTTTGTTATGAGACCCGTTGAACATGCAGAAGTTACTAAACCTTTTGCAGTAATTAATCCTGTTATATTAGAAATTAGCGAAGACACAGTTACAGGGAAAGAAGGATGTTTAAGTCACATAGGATTAATATTAAATGTTAATAGACCTAAACGTTTGGTGGCGCAGTTTCTTGACATTGATGCAAAAGAGTGTATACTACAGTTTAGTGGGATAGATGCACGTTGCTTCTTACACGAATATGATCATCTTCAAGGAATTGAATTTACTGATAGAACAAGTAAATTAAAATTATCAATGGCTAAGAAGAAACAAAAGAAATTAATAAAGGAACATGCAAATGGTTGAACCAAGTAAAGATCTACAACTAGTATTTGATAAGGCTGTCAAAGATGCTCAGAAATTAAAACATGAATATGTTACACTAGAGCATTTGTTGTTCTCAATGTTGTGCAGTGAAAACTTTTACAATCTAGTTAAAGGGTTCGGTGCTGATCCTGATTATCTAAAATCTAATCTAGAACATTATCTAAAAAATAGTTGCGACGACATTAAAACAGAAGTTGAAAAATTTAAACCTAAGAAGACACAAACTGTCGAACGCTGTTTGAATCGTGCGTTTACACAGACGCTGTTTAATGGTCGTAGTCATATTGAACTAAGCGATGTGATGTTAAGCATTATCAGTGAGAAGAAATCCCACGCAGCATTCTACTGTGATCAAGCAGGTATTGTCAAGGATAAGTTTGCTAGCTATCTAAGTAGCGAAGTGGAAGTCGAAGAAGAAGAAGAAGAAATGAGCGGTGCAGCAGCTAAAGCTCTGCGATCATTTACAACTAATCTCAACGACGAAGTTAAAAAGAAAACTATTGATCCAGTTATTGGACGTAAAGAAGAATTGGATGCAATTGCTCTTGCATTAGGTCGTCGTAATAAAAACAACGTATTGCTAGTTGGTGATCCGGGTGTAGGTAAAACTGCTATTGCAGAAGGCCTAGCATTTAACATTGAACAGAAAACTGTTCCTGCATTCCTACAAGACTACAATGTTTATAATCTAGACATTGGTAGTATGCTTGCTGGTAGTAAATATCGTGGTGACTTTGAAGAACGTTTTAAACTAGTCCTTCAAGCCTTAAAGAAAAAAGGCAAAACTATTATGTTTATTGACGAAGCACACATGATTAGCGGAGCAGGCGCGGGCGGAGGTAATAGTGCTAATGACCTTGCTAACATGTTAAAACCTGCATTGAGCAAAGGTAACATTAAAGTTGTTGCATCTACCACTTGGGAAGAATATCGCAAGTACTTTGAAAAGGATCGTGCATTGATGCGTCGATTCCAACGTGTTACAGTTGATGAGCCTACAGCAAGTGTGACTAAAGATATCTTGCTTGGTCTTAAAAAGTATTACGAAGACTATCATAAAACTACTATTACTGAAGCAGCGATTGACGAAGCAATTAAACTTTCAGTAAAATATCAAGCAGATAAGAAGCTGCCTGATAAAGCAATTGATTTAATAGACCAAGCATGTTCACGTTTTAATCTGAAAGAAGTAATCGGTGATAAAATTGTGGATGCATTTGAGATCCAATACGAACTTGCTAAAGCAGTTAACTTGCCTGAAGAACAAGTAAGCGAAAGAGAAACTGAAAATCTTGCTAATCTTGAACGTAACATCAAACGTCAAGTATACGGGCAAGATAAGGCAGTTGAAAGTATTGTTGATAAGATTCTTGTTGCACAAGCAGGGTTAAAATCAGCAGACAAGCCTATTGGTAGTTTTGTGTTTATGGGTCCAACTGGTACAGGTAAAACTGAAACTGCAAAAGCACTTGCTACTAACCTAGGTGTTAAACTTGTACGCTTTGATATGAGTGAATATCAAGAGAAACACAGTGTAAGTAAGCTGATTGGGTCGCCTCCAGGATATGTTGGTCACGAAGATAGTGCAGGACAACTTATTGTTAAGTTGCAAGAAAATCCTAACTGTGTATTACTACTAGACGAGATTGAAAAAGCACACCCTGATGTTAGTCAAATTTTGTTGCAAATTATGGACAATGGTAAGATCACAGGATCTAATGGTAAAGAAGCAGATGCACGTAACTGTGTACTAATCCTTACTACTAACTTAGGTGCTGCTGATTCAGAGAAGAATAGCATCGGCTTCGGCGGAGACTTCCAAGATAATTCTTACGAAGATAAAGCTCTTAAGAAATTCTTTAGTCCAGAGTTCCGCAATCGTTTAGACGGTGTGATTACATTTGCTAAACTTGGTAAAGAGATCATGCTTAAAATTGTTGGTAAGTTCCTTGTTGAACTTAAAGACCAAGTTAAAGACAAACGTGTTAAAATCTCTATTACTGACGAAACACTTGACTACTTAGTAGACAAAGGATTTGATCCTAAGATGGGTGCTCGTCCGTTGCAACGTGTTATTGATAAAGAAATTAAAATGCCACTTGCAAGAGAACTACTGTTTGGAAAACTTAAAGACGGAGGCAATTTGACTATTGATGTAGTTGACAATGCTATTGTACTCAAGGTGGAAGTTAATGAAACTGTTGATCAAGTGTGAAACTACTAAACTGTTTTATGACGAGTATCTATATAAACTAGTTGTAGTAAACGGACTTTCGTATTTGTTTAGAGATAAAAATCTTTCAAATGCGAAAGAAGAACTAGATGTATTACAACAAAAATACGATTCAAACGAGCCCCTAACAAGGGGCTCGTATGGATATAAGTATCCAGTTGACCTTGATACATTCTTTGAAGCTAAAAATATTTACATAGAGTTTTGTAAACAACGTGATTTTAAACTTCGTATATCTAATCCATATATGCAAATATACTCACATAATTACGATTGGTTAGCGATGCTAGCTTTAAAGATTAAATCTTCTAAAGAACTATGGGAACCCAAAGCTGGTAACGTATCTATACTGGATAAAAATATTATTTTAGTTAATCGCCCTGCCGACTATCTATATAAAGTTACATTGGGGTATTCTTGTGATAAAAATTTAGCCAACTGGATTAGAAATAATTCTGACAAAGTTAAAGCAGGTAATACGTGTTTAGAAACTATCGAACGCGGAGGTTACGTTCGAGGTATGTATTTTTATGCTAGAGATGATAAGATAATACAACTATTAAATTTATTTGTTGGTAAACTGTCGCGAATAGACAAATTGGTATACAATACAAATATTGATAAATAGTTATATGGCAAACAGTGAAACAATCTTATCAGCAAATACGCACCCAGGAGACAGTGCAAATACTGTCATCACTGGGGAGAAATTCAAAGGCGACGGTTACTACGGACGTAGTGATGGTTTCCATACAGTACAAGTAGACCTAGCAGGGTTTATTGGGAAAGTGGCTATGCAAGGAACACTTGCAACTAACCCAGTAGAAGCTGACTGGTTTACTTTAGTTTTAGACTCCGGTAGACAAAGTGTTGACACTACTGGTTTAGTTGCAACTCAAAGTATTACATCTATAGAATATACTAGTGTTACAACTAATACTAAAAACTATAATTTTACTGGAAACTATGTTTGGGTAAGAGCATATGTTAGTAATTGGACCGACGGCACAGTTAACAGTATAAGATTAAACCATTAAGGGCGTAATAGATGACAAAGCAAACGATCAATTTAGGAACAGGTGAATTAACTGGAGACGGTGAAAGTATTCGTTCTGCGTTTGACAAAGTAAATGATAATTTTGATGATCTGTATGCTCGTGATATAAACACAGACGCACAAACACTTGCTCTAGTAGGCGACACGCTTAGTATTAGTGACGGTAATAGTGTAGACTTGTCTGCGTACTTAGACGACACACAGTTTAGCGGGGACTACGACGACTTAACTAACAAGCCAGACTTGTCTGCATTCAGCGGTAATCTTTTTGTAGGTAATACGCAAGGCGACCATGTGGGTAGTGTATTCTCAAACGATAGCAGCACACAAATAGTAGATGCAACTAACAAAATATTTAACGGAACCTTAGCTGGCAATGTTAATGGCAACGTTGATGGCGATGTTACAGGTAGTGTGTTTGGAGATGATAGTACATTACTAGTTGACGGTGTTAATAGTAAGATTGTTGGCGACATTGAAACAGCAAGTTTAAGAACAAGCGACAATAATATAGCATTAGGCAATAGTGCAGGTTTTACTAACCAAGGTACATATGGCATTGCACTTGGATTTGGTGCAGGCGATACTAACCAGGGCATTGCGGCAATCGGAATTGGCTACACGGCAGGGCAAACAACTCAAGGTGCAAGTGCAATAGCAATTGGCATCAGTTCAGGAAATACTAGTCAGGGTACTAGAGCAGTAGCCATCGGTTACCAAGCAGGTATGACTGATCAACTTGCTGAAGCCGTTGCAATTGGCACTGACGCAGCATGGTCAACTCAAGGCGTTGCAGCAGTAGCAGTTGGATACAATGCTGGCGCTATAGATCAAAGTACCAAAGCAGTAGCAATTGGTCCATTTGCCGGAGGCGAAAATCAAGGCGTCGACGCAGTAGCAATTGGTGAAGATGCAGGTAGAAGAGATCAAGGCGTCGAAGCAGTAGCAATTGGTATGAACGCAGCAGATGATACTCAGGGTACTAGAGCAGTAGCAGTTGGCTTTCAGGCTGGTAAAACAGACCAAAGTAATCATGCAGTAGCAATTGGCACACAAGCCGGTTTAACTGGTCAGAATGCTGGTGCAATTGCCATCGGTAGAGCCGCAGGCGAAACATCACAAGGTATATATAGCATTGCCGTTGGTAGGAGCTCAGGTAATTCTAATCAAGGCGGACAAGCGGTAGCAGTTGGTGATCTGGCAGGAAAAACAGATCAAGGTGCTGCAACTGTAGCCATAGGTGCAAGTGCAGGTCAAACAACACAAGGTAGTGATGCAATAGCAATTGGTAGTCAAGCAGGTCAAACTGGGCAAGGCGTTGATGCAATAGCAATTGGTAGACAGGCTGGCGCAGGCGGTACTACAGCGGCAACATATGTGAGTGGTGGAGAATTAGACACAACATTAATAGTTGATGATACTACTGGCATTTCCGTTGGTGCTAGAATAGGTGGAACAGGATTTTCAGCCACAGTGGCGATGCAACCACGAGTACTTAGTGTAGACAATGGTACAACACTAACAATCGAATCCACGTCACTCAGTACTCCATCAGGAATTTTAACTTTCAACGCTCAACAATTTAATTTTGCTGTTGGAATTGGTGTTGATGCTGGAGCATATGGACAACAAGGCTACACAGTCGCTCTAGGTCATGGTGCTGGAAAATTTGTACAAGGTGAACAGGCTATAGCCATTGGAGCAAACGCTGGTAATATTAACCAGGGGAATAGTGGTGTTGCAATAGGTAGTCAAGCAGGTGAAACTAATCAAGACACTCACGGTATTGCTGTTGGTAAGTGGGCAGGCCGAACTGATCAAGCAAACGAAGCAATTGCAATTGGATACCAAGCAGGCTATACTGGTCAAGGTGCTCACGCAATAGCAATTGGTCAAGAAGCAGGTAAAACTAGCCAAGCCGCACAGTCAATTGTACTTAACGCAACTGGTAACATATTAAACAACATCCAAGAAGATAGTTTTGTAGTTAAACCAATTAGAAGTGCAGTTGGTACAACCATACTTGGTTATGATGCTGGAACAGGCGAGATTACACACAATGCGTCAATACCATATCCTGCAAACGCAGGAGTAGTATGGGACGGCAGTACGCCTTCAACAGTAGATGTTGCGCTAGATAGATTAGCATCATATACACAAGATTTTGCAGTAAGCACAGATGCACATTGGGCCGATCCTAATCCTGCAGATATAACTGATGCAATAAATAGACTTGCTGCTGCAATATATGCGCTTAACGGTAATACAGGAATTTAATTATGAAACATTTTGTATATATAGTAATGGAAAAAAATAATAGTTTAAACGAAAGTTTAGATGAAAGTATTTTCCCAGGTAGCGAATTATACGAAACTGCACAGGGTGCAAGTGTATATCAAATTCCATTGCCAAGACAATTAACAAACGAAGAAGCAGACGAGTATGCACACAACCTAGCAAACTATATGTTTGAATGTGGATGTGACGACTTTGATATTGAATTTCCCGTTGATGAAGAAGTTGTAGAAGAAATTACTCTAGATGGCAATGACTTCTATGAAGAATTTGGTGACATGTGGTTTAACGAAGATGACGAGCTAGACGAAGCAGAATATCAAGGCCGTAAAGTTTCGCTAGGTAAACCTATGCAAGGCGATGTTAAGAAGTTTAAAGTATACGTAAAGAATCCTAAGGGCAACATAGTTAAAGTTAACTTTGGTGATCCTAATATGCGTATTAAGAAATCAAACCCAGCACGTAGAAGAAGTTTCCGTGCTAGACATAATTGCGATAATCCTGGGCCACGTACATCTGCGAGATATTGGAGTTGTAGGGCTTGGTAATGCATTACACTATCTATAAAATAACTAACCATATAAATGGAAAATATTACATTAGTAGACACGCTACTAAAAATGTAAATGATTCCTATATGGGTATAGGTATTAAAAATGCCATCAATAAGTATGGCGTTGAAAACTTTACTAAAGAGATTATTGCAACAGCAGATGTTGTAGGAGAATAACATGAAAATATTTGAAGTGACTGAGATAGATCAAAAAGACGATAAAGACCTAGGTTATGATCTAGTCGATGACACTAGTGTTTGGATGCGTAATGATCCACAGTTTTATCGCAAAGAACTTTTTCCTGTAATGAGTCGTATTGCTGATCTACACCGTGCAGGCAAAGACATTGATCGTAAAAAGCATTTAGGTCCAGTAGTTGAAAAAGGTATTAATCGCTACTGTGCAGAATATGATCTAGGACATTCACCAGAGGATGTGTTTAGTCAAGCAGACAGAGATGCACTACTTGACAAACTATTTGGTGAAGGTATAGACGAAATTAAACAAGGTGACTACAAATGAGATTAAGAGAAATATTTGAAGCACCCGAAACAACTGCGGTAATGGCATTTGGTCGTATGAACCCACCTACTATCGGGCATGCTAAACTAGTAGATACGGTTGTATCACAAGGTGGTGATCCTTATATTTTTTTAAGCCAGAGTCAAAAGCCTAAAACAGATCCACTAGCATTTGAGGATAAACTACGCTATGCAAAGTTTTTCTTTCCAGAGGTTACAATTGGTAATCCTGAAGTTAAAACTATTATACAAGCACTACAAAAAATTGACGCACTAGGTTATGATAATTTAATCTATGTTGCAGGTAGCGATCGTGTTGCAAGTTTTGAAAAACTATTAAACGATTACAACGGTAAAGAATATAATTTTAAATCAATTAAAGTAGTAAGTGCAGGCGAACGTGATCCAGATGCAGATGGTGCCGAGGGCATGAGTGCAAGTAAGATGCGAGCTGCGGCTGCTGAAGGTGATTTAGAATCATTTAAACAAGGTGTGCCACAACAAGAAGTTGCAGATGAAATGTATGCTGCTGTTAGACAAGGTATGGGTATTAGAGATGCAGTACCAGCGGAAGGTGTGGTCAAGAAGTAATGGATTTAGATACCCTTAAAAAACTTGCCGGCATCAACGAGTTCAAAGGGCTAACTCCATACGGTGGCAGTAACATAAGTATTACTGGAACCGAAAAAGCTGAGATACAACGCAAAGAAAATATACGCCCAGGTGATAAAGAATGGTTTCAACTTTGGTTCTCCAAACCCTACCTAACAGGTGAGCAATTTAGAGGACGCAAGAAATGAGATTACGTGAAATATTTGAAGATGGCAGAATTGTAAAAGGTGTTAACACTACTGTAGATGTAGGCTCTGGTGAAATCAAAACTCAAGCAGCTAAGTTTGGCAACACCGTAGACAAAGACGGACGTCCGCCTACACTAAGCAAAAAGGTAAAAGGCAAGTCAACTAATGTGCTATTTAATCTAGGACTTAGTGAAAGTCGTATAAGACAACTAGAAGCGTCTTATGAAGGTAACATAGGTATAATGGAGTTGATGAAATTTTTCTCAACTGCGCCTAGTGATTTAGTTACACAAGTTAAACAACTGATTAAGCAAAAGAAAGACAAAGAAGTTTGGAAAATTGTACAACAATATACAGGTACTAAACTTAAAGGCAAAGAATTTGATGTAGAGGAAGGATGGAAAGATTGGGTAGCAGGAGCTACACTAGGAGCTGCCACCTTAGGCGCCAATGCTGGCAACATTGTCCAACAACCTGTTGAGAAAGGTGATACTGTTTATTCTATTGCTAGACAAAATGATACTACTCCAGCAGTACTATACAAGCTAAATGGGTTTGATCAAAATACCAAACTGCAATTAGGTCAAATGGTAAAAGTTCCGGATACTGCTGAAGAAGAAACCCCACAGGCCAAAAAGCCTCAAGTTAAAAAAGATGAACCTATTACGATCAATGCACACGAAAAGTTTTTAATTAAAACTGCTACCGCTGCTGGAATTAAAGGTACAGAACTTGCTGCATTCTTATCGCAAGTTGCTCATGAAAGTCACGACTTTAAGAGCATGGTAGAATATGGTGGCAGTTTAGACTTCCGCAAGTATGATCCTAAGTATGCTCCTAGGAAAGCCAAAATATTAGGTAATACTAAAGCAGGTGATGGCGCAAAGTACAAAGGTCGCGGATACATTCAAATCACCGGCAGATATAACTACGGTATTGCCGGAAACGCAATTGGCATAGATCTAGTGAATAATCCTAAGCTAGCAGAAAAACCGTCTGTTGCTGCAAAAAT